GTAGTAGAAACATCTCATTACATATTGGTTATATCCGTAACGAAAAACCCAAAGATCATAGTTGGGAAGAACACTGGCGCAATGAGCGTTATCGTTTCTTAGAACAATTTGAATATGTTGTCACTGGTCATCATTTGAACGACTGCATTGAGACATATATTTGGTCTGCTATGCACGGAGAACCTAAAGTTATTCCCGATACACGTAAAAATGTACACAGACCTTTCTTGCTAAATCCCAAACAAGAATTCATTGACTGGTGTATGCGTAAAGGGTTAGAGTGGAGAGAAGACAAGTCTAATCATGACGACAAGTACATGCGAAACTATATTAGGAAGCATATGGTCGAGCATGTATATCATGTCAATCCCGGTATTGAGAAAGTCATCAAAAAATTAATCCTAGATGCTAGTCAGCCTAAATAAAAATCAATGGTTATGGGCTTATATCTATGAAAAGGTGGATAGTATGGATCCTGAATTCAGGAACTATCTAGTTACTAATTTTTCTAAGACTAGACCCGAAGAGATAAAAACGCAAGTACTTAGGAAGTTTGAAACATTTGGTTATAAAGTAAAACTCACAAGTTCCAAAGATGCAATCATTTCCATGAAAGAAGAGGAATATATGTTCCTAAAACTGAAATATCAATAGGTTTGGACGTAAAAAGTTTGACTTATTTACAACAGTGTAGTATACTAACTAATTCACATAGAGGAGTAATCTAATGTCAACACGCACTTTTAATAACGAAGCAAAAATCAAACTCACGCAACTTATCAACGAGGGCATGGCAGTCATGCAAGAAGTTGAGACATTGCAAGAGGGCCTGACTGATACAGTCAAGGCTATCGCAGAAGAACTTGAAGTCAAGCCAAGCATCCTTAAGAAGGCAATTCGCGTAGCCTATAAGGCACGACTAGGTGAGACTAACAAAGAAAACGAAGAACTCAACACTATCTTGGAGACAGTCGGGAAAACATTGTGATCGATATTTTTCGTGACGTTTTCAATTGGATACTTGACGATTACAGATCCAATCGATTCCGTTTCTTCATAGAAGTCATAGCCTGGATGATCAGCATAGGCTGTTCATTATTGATGGCATTGACTGTACCTAATCCACCTTTAGTATTGTTATACACATTGTGGATAATGGGGTGCGCTATGTATGCATGGGCTGCATGGACACGTAGTAGTTTTGGCATGTTAGCAAATTATATGTTGTTGACGGTCATAGACACTGTAGGATTAGTGAGGGTATTGAATGCCTAGATTAGTGACGTTCGGGTGTTCTTTTGTATATGGACACGCACTACCAGATTGTCATATACCCCCTAATCTCCCGGCACTGACACCTAGCAAGTTGGGCTGGCCCAACATGGTCGCTAATAAACTGGGAATAGAGTGTGTCAACCTAGCCAATGCTGGTATAGGTAATCTAGCGATCATGATGAAGGTTCTTAAAGCAGAACTATATCCTGACGATATAGTTATCACTGCCTTCTCATATTTTGATAGGTATTTCTGTCATCAATTTAATGATATGTCAGAAGGAAACGCTACGTTGATTAACAAGGACACGCCTGAGCATAAAAGATTGATAATGTCCGAGATCGATGAGCCTTTCTTGAAAGAAAAATATTATTGGTACAATTGGTTAGCCATACAGCACGTAGAGTTGTATCTGACCTCAAGAAATATAAAGAATTTTTATTTTCATGGTGTACAAGATGGTTGTCAAGAAAGACCACCTAGCACACTGAATCTAAAAAATTTCTGGGATATGATATTGATAATGGATGACTATGCATTAGACGGCAGGCATCCCGGTATGGAAAGCAACAGGTTGCAAGCAGAACAAATTTATAATAGAATAAAGAATGAGTTACGTTGACGCGATTCACGATAGAGACAGCGACAGGATATTTGTCGTAGAGCGACAGCCTGACGGCAAGCGCACATACAACGAGTTTCCTGCCAACTATACTTTGTATTATACTGACCCTAAGGGTAAATATCGCAGTATATATGGCGATCCCATATCACGCTTCAGCACAAGAAAGCGTACTGAGTTCGAAAAAGAAAAACGAATCCACAGCAATAAGAAACTGTTTGAATCGGACATCAATGTGGTGTTCCGCTGTCTAAGTGAAAACTACTTAGGCAGTGAGCCTCCAAAACTCCATACATGTTTCTTTGACATTGAGGTAGACTTTGACCCAGAGAAGGGCTTTAGTCCAACGAGTGATCCTTTCAATCCGGTCACGGCTATCTCAATGTACTTGGATTGGCAAGATACACTTGTCACACTTGCTATCCCGCCCAAGCACATGAGCGATGAAACTGCGCATGACTTGACTACTGACTTAGGTAATACTATATTGTTCAGGTCAGAGATTGAGATGTTTGAGACATTCTTTGAGTTGATCAAAGATGCAGACGTACTCACAGGCTGGAACTCAGAAGGATACGATATACCCTACATGGTCAATCGTGTCACACGTATCATGAGCAAAGATGATACACGCAAATTCTGCTTGCTTGGGCAGACTCCTAAATCAAGGACATATGAACGTTTCGGCAAAGAAGAAGTGACATATGACCTTGTTGGTCGTATTCATATGGACTATCTACAGTTGTATAAGAAGTACAACTACGAAAGCCGTCACAGTTATAAACTAGATTTCATCGGTGAGATGGAAGTCGGTGAGAATAAGACACAGTATGAAGGTACTCTTGACCAACTCTATAACAAGGACTTCAAGAAGTTTATTGAATACAACAGACAGGATACTATGTTGCTTGTAAAGATCCACAACAAACTCAAGTTCCTTGATCTTGCTAACGCACTAGCGCATGAGAATACAGTACTGTTGCCAACAGTCATGGGTTCAGTAGCGATGATTGAGATGGCTATCATGAACGAAGCGCATGAGCGCGGCATGATGGTTCCTGATAAAAAGAGAAATGCAAAAGAAAGTGATATGGCTGCAGCCGGTGCATATGTCGCTGTGCCAAAGAAAGGCATACACGAATATGTGGCTGCTATCGATATCAACAGTCTGTATCCTAGCGCCATTCGTTCATTGAACATGGCTCCCGAGACTATCGTTGCACAATTGCGTCCTACATTGACTGAGCATCACCTCACTGAGAAAGCACGAAGATTAGCAAGCGAAAAGAAACGCTATGACGAAGATGATGATCTTGAGATGAGTTCGTTGCTTTGGGAAGGCTTGTTCGGCAGTCTTGAATATGAAGCAGTCATGAATCAAGAGCGTGGTACTATGCTCACAGTTGACTTTGAGAGTGGCGAGAGCGTAGAGATGTCTGCGGCAGAAGTATGGAAATTGATCTTTGACAGCAACAAGCCATATATCTTGAGCGCGAATGGTACTATCTTCCGTAGCGATCAAGAAGGCGTGATCCCAGGACTATTGACACGCTGGTATAGTGATCGTAAAGACATGCAGAAGAAGTTAAAAGAGAGCAAAACGAAAGAAGATATCGAATACTGGGATAAGCGTCAATTGGTTCGCAAGATTTTGCTTAACTCTGCATATGGTGCATTGTTGAACGAGCATTGTCGTTTCTATGATAAGCGCATAGGTCAGAGCGTCACATTGAGTGGTCGCCAGATTGTGAAACATATGAGTTCGCATATCAATGAGATCATTGCAGGCAAGTATGATCATACTGGTGATTCAATCGTTTATGGTGATACTGACTCATGTTACTTTAGCGCGTATCCTATTTTAAAAGAACAGATCGCTAATAACGAAGTCGAATTCAATAAAGATTTGGCTGTTGCTCTATATGATAGTGTCGCTGATCAAGTCAACGAAGGCTTCCCCAGTTTCATGGAACGGTCATTTCATGTGCCCCGCAAATTAAGCGTTATCAAAGGTGGTCGAGAACTTGTCGGTGATCGTAGTTTGTTCATCACTAAGAAGCGTTATGCTATCAACATCTATGATAAAGAAGGTAAGCGACTAGACAAAGATGGGAAGCAAGGCAAGATCAAGGCTATGGGTCTTGACTTGAAACGAGCAGATACTCCCAAGTATGTGCAAGACTTCTTGTTTGAAGTGCTTGAGATGGTCCTCGCAGGTAAGACTAGAGAGGATGTCATTGAACGCATCAAGCAATTCAAGATCGAACTTGGTAAGCAAGATAGTTGGACTAAGGGTTCGCCCAAGAGTGTCAACAACTTAACTACATATGGTGATCTTGAAGCAAATAGTAAGACAGGTAAGGCTAATATGCCCGGACACGTTCGCGCGGCATTGAACTGGAATTATCTACGCCGTGTAAATGGTGACAACTATAGCATGAAGATGGTCGATGGTATGAAGGTAGTGGTATGTAAACTAAAGCCTAATCCGTTGAACTTCACAAGCATAGCATATCCCACTGATGAATTGCGATTACCAAACTGGTTCATAGAACTACCATTCGATGATAGTGCTATGGAAAAAACATTGGTCGATAAAAAGATCGATAACCTTCTAGGAGTGTTGAATTGGGAACTAGAAGAGAACACAGACACCAATTCGACATTTGATGATTTGTTTAGTTTTGGATGACAAGTATTTGACTTTTGCAATAAAATCCACTATTATACACAATGATTCTACCTAAATATCTAACACAAAGAGGAAACACATGAAAGACAATTTACAAGATTTGATTCAACATACATTTGGCTTGGGGGTCATCGAACTCGTCAAGGTCGCAGGTACTGACAAGCAGACAGTAATCTCTGCTATCGCAGAAGACAAGAGCGTTATCGTTGAGGGTACTTTTGATACTCCTCAAGCAGAATTCATTGGTACGTTCGGTATGCCTAATTTAGGCAAACTCAAGACTATTCTTGGTTTTGATGATTATGATGAACATGCAGTCATCAATGTTACACGTAACAAGGACGATGTCCCTACTGCTATTCACTTTGAGACTAAGGCTGGTGATTTCGTCAATGACTATCGATTGATGGGCAAGGCTATCATCGAAGAAAAAGTCAAAGATGTCAAGTTCAAGGGCGCTAAGTGGGACGTTGAGTTCGAACCTACTGTTGCAGGTATCATGCGATTGAAGAAGCAGGCTCAAGCAAACAGCGAAGAGATTCATTTCACTACTAAGACTGACAAGGGCGATCTTAAGATTTACTTTGGTGACCCGTCAACACACAGCGGTAACTTTGTATTTCACCCTGATGTAGAAGGTACATTGAGTCGTTCGTGGGCATGGCCTGTAAAGGTATTCATGAGCATCATGGACTTGCCCGGCGATAAGACAGTCAAGATCAGCGATCAGGGCGCAACTGAAATCACTGTGAAGGGACTGTGTGCGACATATCGCTATCTGCTCCCCGCACAGGCAAAATGATAAAGATCCATTCATATCAGAATCCCATAGTCTGGCAAGTAGATAGACAATATCTACTGCCAGCACAGAGTGGACAAGTGCGTTGGAACGGAAACACGAAGCAGTTCGAGGTATGTGATAATGCTAGCGGATCTTGGTACAAGATCGACAACTCGGTAGAATTATCATCTGACCCTCAATTGCAGTCTATCATGGACTGGGCTAAGAAAAAGATGGTTGAAGATGAGCGTATCGAAAAACTCGCTAAAGAATATCCAGCAGTAAAAGATGCTAAAGAGAAATTAGATATCATTATCAAATTAGTACAAGATGAGAATAATAGCACCTAAATCTAGGATAGCACGTTGGGACTTAGGTAAATGTACGCCGGCGAATGATACTGACTACATCTATGTTCCATTGCCTAAATGTGCCAGTAGATATACCATACAGATTTTAAATTATATGTGCGGCTGGACCGAGACAGATAACTTTAAGTCTAATGAAAATCTAAAAGAAAAGAAAAAATTAGTAGTATTACGAGATCCTTTATCTAGATGGTTTTCGGGAATCGTGCATCATTTTCATCTACAACAACTTGAGATGCAAGAAAATAATATGCACTATATTTTACATCAACTTGCATTAGATCCTCATAGTGAACTACAGGTAAATTACCTTGAAGGATTAGACACCGATGAGTGCGTGTTTATGTTCCTCGATGATAACTATAAAGATACACTAAAATATTTTATCATCAATGATCTAAATAAAAACTATAGTTTTTGGGACAAGAAAGGCACAGAAAATCCATACTTCGGAGCCTTTCGAGAAGAGAATCAACTATTATGGTTCAATCGTACTCAAGATAGGCCGGGTAAACAAAATAATCTTAAAAAACTCAAAAAGTTTTTTCAAGATTACCCAAAATATAATGCCATAGTAGAAGATTACTTAAAGCCGGACTATGACTTTATTAAAACACTAACGTTTTATAAAGGTCCTCAACATGAGTAAGATAAAGGGTACATTATCCAAGATAGGATTTGAAAATCGCGGTCATTGTGTAGTTTCGGACGATGAGCGATTTGTTTATATTCCTATAGCCAAAAATGCAAGTTCATTCACTGAATATATTTTAATGCATAACTTTAATTGGCACTATGATAATTTTCTAACCAATAAAGAATTAAAGAAAAAAGAAATGTTGGTACTTATCCGCGATCCTCTAGAAAGATGGATGTCTGGAGTGGTCGAACATTTTTACAGGAAGAATAACCCTAGCGACACCCCGGTTCGATTGAACAATGATGCGTTATTATGTTACGTATTCAATCAGTGTGCATTAGACGAACACTCAGAACTACAAGTGAACTTTTTAAATGGATTAAATTCTGATAATTGTACCTTTATACGAGTGAATGATAACTACACCGACTCATTCAAAAGTTTTGTTCAACATCGATTGGGTAAAAAACTAACTTTATGGAACACTGACTTAGAATCGCGATATAACAGAAATACCGACAGTCCGGTAAAATTAGTGCTGTTAACTTACCTCAAAAAGTATTATAATAGAGATAAGCAAGCAAAGAAAAATGTATCTAATTATTTACAGCCTGATTATGATTTCATGACAGGTATAGACTTTTACGATAAAATAAAATCAGGGATATAATATATGGAACAAATAAATCTATCGAATTCACACAATAATGATTGGGCTTTATTTTTGCCCGCTATGTCTAGTTTCTTCATCACTGGTTTGGGAAAACAGCGTGAAGGTCAACAATATTTTGATCTGTCTAGAATTCCCCAAGGGTTTAACGGCGATGTTGAATGTTTGAATTTCTTGAATAGCAAGCAAGGACTATACACATATAAGTGGGCGTTATATTCAGCAGGTCACGCTAATCTCGACACTACTGTTGATGACCCTGCTGAAAGCATCATTCGTAAGCGTGAACAAGGTACGTTTATGTTAGGTGATAGTGGTGGTTTTCAGATCATGAAGGGTCAATGGCCTGCTGACTGGAAAGACCCTAACTGTCCTAAGGCTATGAAGCAACGCAAGTTAGTATTGAACTGGATGGATACATACATGGATTATGGCATGTGTCTTGACGTTCCGTCACAGACTATTCGCAATCAACATCTATTTGACAAACACGGCATTCGCACAATCGAAGATGCGGTGAAGGCTACACATATTAATAACGAATACTTCATCAATAACCGTAATGGTAATTGCAAATTCTTAAACGTATTGCAGGGTCTCAATCATACACAGAGTGATAAATGGTATGAAGAGATGAAGAAGTATTGTGACCCTAACATCTATCCAGACAATCATTTCAATGGTTGGGCATTCGGTGGTCAGAATAAGATTGATATTCATTTGATGCTACGCCGTCTTGTGATCATGATTCATGATGGATTACTTGAGCCAGGCAAGCACGATCTTGTACACTGCTTGGGTACTAGCATCTTAGAATATGCAGTATTGTTCAGTGATATTCAACGAGCGATTCGAAAGCATCACAATCCAAACTTCCAGATCACATTCGATTGCGCAAGCCCGTTCTATAGTGCGGCTAAGGGATTAGCATACTTTCAGAACAACATCGAACATGATACTAAGTGGTCATACAGCATGGAAAAAACGGCTGAAAACAAAGATTATGCAAACGATAATCGGAAATTCAGTATTGCTGTATTGGCTGACGGTATCCATAAAACATTCACTGACAGCCCTATCACTGATAGAATGCTAGTTCGTGACTTGTGCTATAGAGGTGTTGGATTCTTGGGTGCGCATGGTAAAGAGACTAAGACAAGTTGGGATACATTGAGTTATACATTGTTGCAAGCCCATAATGTCTATCAGCATATCACTGCGGTACAAGACGGTAACAAATCATATGATCAGGGTATCGTTCCTGCAATGGTCATGAACGAGATTTTTGAGAAGATCAGATTCAGTGATATCGTTGAAGGGATATTCTCATTGAAGGATAGGGAGCGAAGTCTCAACTTAATTGATAAGTATGATAGATTCTGGATGCAAATGAAATCAGGCAGTCAAGGATTCAGTGGCAAAAAGACAGTCAATGCTTTGACTAAGTTTGATGAACTGTTTTCAGTAGAAGAAAGTACTGAAGATTATATAGAGGAAATTGAAGACACAGATGATCTGATGTCTAAAAATACGGAGAATTAAATATGTCGTCATACGCATATCAAATTAGATTGTTAGAGAATCAATTAAAACAATTAGAGAGCGGTACCGATAATAAGGACCTGCAAAAGATGGCAGATATAGTCAATCAGTTGCGTAGATTGCGCCGTCAAGAGTGGGAAGAAAAACATGAAACTATAGATTTAGGAGATGATAGATGAGCGAGGATCCAGTGATTTATCAGGCCAATTTGGCCAAGGCAGAAACTAGACGTAGAATTAAAGATCAGGCTTCTAGAATGATCTGGGTTACCTTCCGTAAAGAAGGTATTCATAAGTATCCTGCCGCATTAGAAGATCCTAAACTTAAGACTGGAGATGAATATGATGTATCGTTTTTGGGTTACCCGCATAGGCATATTTTTCATTTTACTGTTGCCATTGAAGTTTTCCATAACGACAGAGATGTGGAATTCATTCAATTCAAAAGGTGGCTTGAAGGGTTGTATTCTAGCGCACAAGGTGTATTGTCATTAGACTACAAGAGTTGTGAGATGATCAGTGATGACCTTTACGAACAAATCGCCACTAGATATCCAGATCGCAAGATTGAGATCACAGTAAGCGAAGACGGCGAGAATGGCGCTACGATCACGTACAATACAACAAAACCTAATATGAGAGTGGTTATTTAATATGTGGGATCCAAAGACAGGTCTGCACCCAGAACCTGAATTGATAGAAAAATCAACATATCGCGAATACGATATGAACTCATTATTCATGAGTGAAAATTCTTTTTTAAATAACGCAAAAAAGATATTGGTCACTGACGACAATATGAAGCCCATGCACATTCAAATTCCTGCAGAAAATACAGAGTTTCATGTGATAAGGGGCAGTGATACATTGTTTGTCAATGTGGGAGAGAGTTGGACATATGGCGAGGCGCTAGATGGTATAGGCACCGGCATCGGCAAATTTAACTTCCGTAATCAATTGCAAGGATGCTTTGGTCCTAGAATTGCAGAAGTCATGGGTTGGGACTTGTATCAGTTTGCTATTCCCGGCAATTGCAATCTATACATGCATCTAGACCTCGAAAGAATATTGAAGCACGTTGCAACATTAGGATACAAGAAAGTCTATGTAGCAATGCAGATGACAGAGCCTGGTCGAGAATTAGTCCTACCATGGACTAAGTTATTCCGTTCGCACACTGCTATCAGCAAATGGTACGACATTCCCAAAGAGCGCGAGATACACATCTTGGATTGGTTAGCATCATATGATGAACTGTTCTTTGAGAGTTTCCATAATATGCTTGCTAATTTCAAAGCATGTCCTATAGAAGGTATCATGTGGAGAAATTTCACCAAGATTGCTACACCTAAACGAGATTATAATTTTAAGATAATCGATCCTACCTGGATCGTTTATACGGGCAAATTAGTCAACGTTGATGTAGAACCCCCGTATATCTTGAACGCTATCGAAACTGACGCCTATTCGAAATCTGTTGGTCCTAAACTATTGTTACCAATGAATTGGATGGAAGATCAGATAAACAAGGTAAATTTCATGTTCGATTATATTGCTGGTAAGGTTGCTAAGGGATTAGTCTATCATAGCAATCATCCTACCAAAACTGGCCATCACGTCTGGGCGCTTCATTTGATTCGTCAGGCTGGGTGGAAAGATATTTGATTTTTGAATATCTTTCTGTTATCATTAACTTGTGTTTAAATTAACTAGGAGTGCAATAAACATGGCAAAGAACGACAAGAACCGAGTAAGGCAGATTTTTGATGATTTGGAAAATTATCTAAATTTCTGTAAGGACTTCGGCTACAAGTATGACGAGGCGACTCTCTATGACAATAGGAGTTTTGCTTATCGTCAGTTTAGTAAATTCGTTGCCGGGAAAGACGCAAAAGACATGTGGGCGTTTGATGCAGGAAAGAACGCCTAAGGTTGTCTTAGTGACAGGGGGTTTCGACCCCCTTCACGCTGGGCATATTGAGTTGTTCAGAAACGCCGGCGCATTAGGAGACATCTTAATCGTCGGTGTCAATTCTGACAGTTGGTTAGAACGCAAGAAAGGACGTCCTTTCATGCAGTTTGAAGACCGTAGCATCATCATCAGCGAATTAAAAGGCGTGCATGATGTCATATCATTTGATGACAGCGACAATAGCGCAAAAGATGCTTTAAGATT